CTTGAAGGCGCAACCAACTTGCTGACGCTGCAGCACGTCTTCCACCATGCGGTTGGACAGGGCGGAATCTTCGTTGGTCACATACACCGTTGCGGTGCCGTTGCCATCAGCAAAACCAGGGATGTAAGCACGGAAGGGTGCATACTGACCGGCGGTTTGACCGATGGTAGTCACGTCGATTTCGCTGCGACTGATCTCAAAGGACCAGGACTGAACCTGACCGACAGCGGCGTAAGCGGCGTAGGCAACTTGGAACTCGTTAGGAGCAGCTGCAGTGCCGTCGTCAGTAATGGTGATGGTGGAGCCACCAGCAGTAGCCGAGACTTGAAGAACGCCGGTTGCCGGGGCGTAGGCAATGACGTAGTAGGTGGTGCTCAGGCTGATGCCAGCAGGCAGGGTGCCAGTGCCAGCGCCGCCGGTTTGGCTGTTGACAACGCTGAACTCAACAGGATCACCAACCTTAAAATTGAGATAAGGCTCAACCGTAATCTCGTCGTCTGCAACACTGACACCAGATTCACCGAAAGTACCGGTGGTGCCAGCGGGCTTGTAATAGAGGGCGCCGGACGTACCGGACAAAACAGTGACAGCCATTGTTATGAACGGTAAGTGGCTGAAAGAATTCTAGTTTTGTTCATAGGCCTCAAAAGTTATGGTCACCTGCGTCTGTGAAAACCCTTCCGGCGACGAGGGGTCGATGATGCGCGGACCATTCGCGGCATCAAATTTTATATTTTCTAGCCGCAAACGTGAAAACAGATCGATGCACCGTTGAGCGATGGTCAATCCTGCGCCAGGACCTTCACCACGAGGGCTGAAGATGTTGAAAACAAGTGTGCCGTTGCGACGGTCAAACCCTTCACCAGTCCCGCGGGCTGATGTGGTCAAGATGGTCATATAAGCCGAGTCACCCCAAATGATGCTTGTCTGAAGCCAGCTGGTATTATTCGGCGGAGTGAACGGAACGTTCTGATAGGAAACCTGCAGAACAGGAGCCGTTGCAAACTCAGTTGCAATGCGACCTTCAATGTCAGCGCGGATCGTGTTGAGGCTCATGATTGACGACCGATGCGGTCCGCTTCTGAATTAATCCAAGTCTGAATGTCTTTAGCTATGCCATCAACCCAAGGCCCAGGTGCCTGTTTGCTACTTCCACCCGCCAAGGGCTCAGCGTAATTGAGGTTGTTGTGGATGCTGTAGACGTTGCCAGCCTTCTCTTGCCCGAGCTGATAGTTGACAGCATTCGGCGGGGGAGGTGTTGGATAACTGCCTTCCGGTACGCCCTCAAATGGCGCAGCATTTTGACCAATCGCCCAGCTCGCACGGAAGCGGCCAGTAAGAACGGGGCTGGCGAGCTTCACACGCTTATCAGTTTCAAATACAGCAGCCTTCAGAAGTTTGTCGAACTGATCGGCTGCGTAATCGCCAATGTCCCCGATCTTGATATTCCTAGCCATGTCACTCCCTCAGGAACGTCTCAAACACAATCGCCGTGTTGCCTTGCTCGACCTTGTTGACTTGCACGATCTGCATAGCGCGACCAGCGATAGTCACCTGATCTGACACTGCAGGCTCAAAGCTCAAATCAGCCGCGGCCAACGTCAACTTCTTATCTGTGCTTTTGATCAGATCGTTGATCTCACGCTCGCGGACATCCTCAAGGACACCACGCACCGCAGAAGTCGCAACTGAAGGCGTTGCCATGCCAGTGGTCGGGTTGTAAGCCCCGGTCGTAACACGGCGGAAGGTGACCTCACCACCAAACTTGCTCATCAGCTTGCTGGCTGTCTTGCGTAGCGAGGTTGAAAGAGCCATCAGATCTTGTAAGCGATACAAGCTCCGTTTTGGAGCGTGACGCTGGTGAAGACGCCAACGATATGAAAGCCGGCAGGTATCGATTCGCCATTCAGACTGTTGCCGGTGTAATTCTCGGACACCAGTGTGTCGATCGTGGTGTTTTCGTAGAAGTCGATGTGCTTGAACCGCCCGGTATGCACAGCAGTGTCAGTAATGACTTCGGCACCGATCGTGTAATCGATGCCTGCATCGCCTTGGCCAAATCCTTTTGACATGATCAGAGCTTGTAAGCAACAACAGTGCCACTAGTCAGTGTGACGCTGGTGAACACACCGTACATCTCACCAGTAGCTTTGAGCGGAATAGCCGACAGCGTATTTCCGGTGTAATCCTCAGCCGACAGGCTGGCAATCACAGAATCTTCGAGAGCGCAGATCTTGCCAAACCGGCCGGTATGGGCTGCGGTGTCGTCGATGAATTCAGCGCCGGGATATGCGTAACCCATTGTCAGCTCCGTTTGATTGCAAAGTTGCCCGGCCCACTAATTCTAAGGCCGGTAAGATAACGCTCCACGATCGGTGGGATGCGATCAGCGCCCGTTGCCATTCCGCTGGCACCCGCCGGAGTCACACTGATACTGCCAATGCTCACGGCCTTGTAATCTTCGAGTCCGCTGAGCCCGATCCCGTCTTTGTTGTTGTTCAGATAAACGGCCAGGATGACCTGAGCTTTTCGAATCTGGTCTGGGATCTCAGTATCTGTGAAGTAGTCCGTAGTGATTCGAAATGGGAAACCAACCGCGTAGGTATTGATGTAGGTATCTGGCTTGCGAACGCCTGTACGCGGCCACTGGAGTGCCTGGGTGTCCGTAGCGCGTGCGCCCAAGAATCTTTCGCGGTCCAGTCGCTGTGTGGCTGTATAGAGCGCCCGATTCTTTTGATCATCGGTTGCAGACGCCCAGGCAGTAACATCGTCATCTTGGACCAGGCCCTCAACGATACCATCAGCATCGCTCAGCGTGATGTACGAGTTGGCACTGGCGCCACCAGCTGTTGCATCAATCGTGATCGCCATCTACAGGCTCCTTTTTGGGCTTGGCCACCCGTGCCCTCTTAGGCTTGGGCTTCGATGCTGTTTCGAGTTTAGGCTTGGGCTCTGCTATAGAAAAAGAGGCTCCAGCTTGCGCCAGAGCCTCCACTTCTCGCAGTCGCCGGAAGGCGAACAGACCCATGATCAGGAGGCAGCAGCCTTGATCACGGCGTAATTCAGCACGAGGGCTTCACCTGCGGTGGTGCCCACGTTGCTCAGGGTCACATCAAAGGAACCTGCAGCAACAGCGCTGATGCTCACGATGTAGGTGCCGGTGGTGGCGCCAGATTGCAACGAAATCGCTACAACATCGGTAGCAGCCACTTTGTCATTGGTGACGGTGAAGGAAACTTCAGCACCACCAGCCAAAGAGGCGTCATGAGTGGTCAGTTGACCTGCAGCATGATTCAGTGTCACGCCGGTAGCTTTGCTGGTGCCCTGGGTCACGGCGCCACCTGTGGTGTAGCCGAGAGCCTTACCGGCGCCGATTTCAAATAGGGATGCCATTGGGGGTACCTCCGATTAGTCCATGTTGGAAACGTTGGTAGCCCGCACGATACCAAGGTTTTTGGTCTCGTAAACCTTCGACCAGTTGCCGACGGTCTCCAGGACAGTCCGTGTGGGATTCACGGTGCTGGAGGTGTAACGGCTACCCACTGGGTGGTAGACGTAGTGCAGGTCGATGGACATAGCGTCAGACTTCGCGAGGATGTCGCGGTCCTGCTCGACTTGCATCGACAGCTGCTCGCCGGAAGCCACGGCACCTTCAGTGAAGAAGTAGGTGGCATATTCGGTCGAAGAGCCGCTACCTGCGGTCTGCACGTCGTCAGAGACGATCACGCGCAGGCCCATGAAGGTAGGAACTGCAGGGCTGCCGAAGGAGCCTGCGGTCGAACCTTGGGCTGCACTGGTGTCAGGTGCACCAGTGTTGTCGTAGATGAAATCGATCGCCCGGCGCTCGATCAAATCGTAGTACACTGCAGAATGGATGCACATTGCAGTGAGCTTGTCGCCCTGATCGCCAAGCTTGTTGCGAGCTTGAGCCACGTGACGGGGGCTGAGCACGGTGGGGGTATCACCGGACTCGCCGTCGATGGTCAGCTCGAAGAAGGCGGCGGAGCTGCTGGTGCTGTTGATGGAGCCAAAGACACCGCCTAGGCAGGACAAAAGGTCCTTCTGGCGCTGGTTGGCCACGTAGTCAGCAACCTTGGCACCGATAGCAGCCATCGGATCGCTACCAGCTGCCAGGGCAGCCAGGTCACGAGACTCGAAGGCGCGGCCACGGTGGAGAATCACGCCGGTCTGACGATCGGCGGTAATCTTGCCAGGAGTCAGAGAAGAGCTGTCAGTCAGCACTTCAAAGTCGCCAGACAGATTGGCCTTGAAGAAGGGTACGTTGATGAAATCACCGCCCTCGGTGGCATTCAGCTCAGCCATCGGCTGCACCACACCGCTTGCCAAAAAGGCATCACGCTGGGTGGTTTGCTCGATGACGTACGGCGTAAATACCTCGGGGACGATGATGTCAGAGCGAAGAGTCGCCATGACTGTTCCTCGAAATTGGTTTACGGTGTGGGCGTAACCCGGAGCGGCTCGGCGTAGCTCTGCACGCTATACGGCCCCATCTTAGACGGATTTGGCCGCGGCTTTC